GCATAACTTGGAAAGTTACACGTGACCTTAAACATGTTTGACCTAGCGCCACCTCCAACTAATTTGGATTTAAAATCGTCTACGCCTAAAATTGCCATTGTTTCCTCCTATTAACCGCCGGCGACTTCAGAAAAGTCGACCCCAGTTCTTGTTGCAATGAAGTTTAATGTAATAAAGTTGATTGATCTTGAAGGCTTGATAAAGATATCAGCAACAAATCTATTAGAATCAATTACTTGACCTGTATTATTAGATTCATCACAAACAACTAAAAAGTCTGTCACACCACGTCTTCCTTTTACATCTCGTAAAAATGGTTCCAATAAATTTCTAAATTGGGCCCTTGTAAATTCGTCATTGAATTCAAATAGTTGTGCCTTAGCAGCAGTACTAATTGCTTTCTCCAACACAATAAACAGCCTTCTTACATTGATTCTGTCAAATGCAGACGGTCTGGATAATAGTGTTTTATCTCCAAACAACATTGTACCTTGACCGGGGAATGAAACCAATGGATTCACTCTAGCCTTATACAATTCATCTCTTTGAGCTTTAGTTGGGTTATAAGCAAGTTTAGTAACACCTAATAGCTGTCCTCTATTCACACCAGCAGGTGAGAACCAAGCATCAGCTACATTGTCAGCATTAGCACATAAACCAGCACATAAGCCAGCGGAACCAATCCAACGATATACATCATTGTATTTGTCATAAACATATACTGCACCTGAATCAAGTGAAGCATAAGAAGTTGAATTTAATGTATCTGCATATGCTTTTACATCATCAGCTGGTGTGCTTGAATTTACAGAATCTTCGAGAGGTGGTGATAAGAAAGCCATGCAATCTTTTCTTGCCTCTGCAATACTGATTAAGTCAGCACCAATGGTATTAGCACCATTAGCATCTGGATGTGCAAACAATAAGTTAACATCTACTGTTTCTGAATCGGATAATAAATCAAAACCTGTTGCAATGTTAGCAGCAGTTGGCGCATTACCATCTACACCACCTGTTAAGGTGAATGTCCTTACAGCAGAATGATTACCAAATGCACCTGTTGCAGCTGCAATAGTTGTACCAGCATCAGTTAAACCACTGTCAACTCCTTCGACAGTAACTACATCATGATCACCAAACCAGATATATTTTGATTGATTATTTATTACATTCTTGTAGTAAATTGAAGTTCCTGAACTATCTTTGGCATCAGAACCCTGTGATAAGAAACCAAAAGTTTCTAAAACAGTTCCTGGTGTACCAGAGAATGCTCCATCTTCATCAATTACTGCAATGTGTAATTCGTCTGCTGCAGTAGTTTTCCCTAGGCCCTTTGCAAAATCAGACGTGCCAGGAGCAGCGTCAAACTGTCCTGCATGAGTCCATGCTGCAAATGTGGAACCTAAAGAGCAAACTTCTACTTTAAGACTGTTACCGAGTACGCCTGGATACTTAGCCATCCATGCACCCTGAGTTGTCAGACTAAATGTCTGAGAATCATAAGAGTCCTCGTTTTTAATTAAAAGAGTTGTGTCTCCAGCAGCTGACGCGTTGTTAGCTGTCGAATCTACTACTCTCACCGTTTTAAGTGCGTTACCATACTTTAAAAAAGATGCCGCAGTTAAAAAGTATTTGGCCGTATTGTTGTCTGGTGTGGAAAAAACCGACGCCATGTTGTCTTCTGACGACACGAGTCTAACTTCTTCTACCGGACCCCAATTAAAAGCCCCCGCGAATCCACCAATACTGGTTGATACGGCAGGTACGACGCTAGTCGCGTCTATTTCCTTGACTTGAACGCCAGGAGATACTTGAAATGCCATCGCTTTATCCTCTCAATTTGTGAGTTAGTTAATAAGTTTCCATAATAAGTTTATCTTCACTGATTATATTTATAAATAACTGTACTCTATCAACGCTTCCATTCAGTTTCAAACCAGACATTACCATCTTCTGGCATATCTTTACTTACTGAATTTTCTAAATCACTACCATTATCTATATAGCCGAAAGGTAGCATATCATCTTGAATTTCTGCTAGTCTTTCCCTATAAAGTAAATTTTTCATATCAATATTTGTTAAGTTTTCAAAGACATCTGTAGATGAAAACCAACCAAAAAGAACTAAATTCATCATTAGATCATCATGGTTACCACTCGATGCTTCGTAAGAATTACCTCTTGAAACAAAGGTGGACATTTCTATAATGGTTTCAGCATCATAGATTATTAATTTTTTCTGTTCAATTAAATCTTTTATAGTAGAACAACCAATTCTTTTTACTCTTCGGGTCATAGTAACACCGATAGCATTACTTTTAATTGATGATTCTACAAACAGATTTTCATATTCTAAGTCGTAATATAATCCATTACATACAACAGCACCTTGGTCGTTACTCTCTACTACTACATATGCTTCATTATATGTCTTAGCATATTTGTAAATAATATCAGGAAATAACATAGGTGATAGTGTATTATCCCTAAATGTTGCAACTTGTTCGAATGGTTTTGTAGAACAGTCGATTATATTAAAGGTTGAATAGTCTTGGCCTCTACCCTTAGCAACATCAACTAACATGACATATTGGTGACCAAGTTCCGGTTCTTTAAATAAATTAATATTCTCTTTATAATAGAGAGGATCAGCTGCCTTTTGAGCAAGTAATGTCTCTGCAGAAATAAGTGTGTTACCTCTACCATGAAAAGTATTACCAAATTCTTGATCAAACTGTAGTGCTGATGTATTTGCTATTGTAGATTCTTTCCATTCTTCATCTCTACCTGGCACATCCCACCAATCAACTCTAAATGCTTTAAATTCATTAGTTCCCTGAGTTGCACCTTCCCATATTTTATGATATACATTACCAATACCGTTTGCGGTAGATGTAATAATAATCTTTGTATCTTTACCTGCAGAAACAACTGGATATGTTGATGTATAAAATTGAGCATCGTTTTCAATAAACGCAAACTCATCTAGGAACAACAAGTTGATAGATAAACCACGAATAGAACTACCTGATGTAGCAGCTGCAATAATCTTTGAATTGTTTGAGAACTCGATCGAGCCTTTATTAAGTGCCTTACACCCTGGCTGTAAAAAGAATGGCAAGTTTTCTAACATGAGAGTTACACGAGCCAACATTTCTCTAGCAGTAGCACCCTTGTTAGCAAGGATAGCAATAGTCTTTTCTGGGTGGAAACATGCAAACCATAATAGATATGCTACAGATGAAATAGATTTACCAGACTGTCTACATGCAAGAACTATAGAAAATCTATTATCATTGAAGTGTTCAAACATCTCTTCTTGGTATGGATATAGATCAAAAGGTACTAATCCACTATCAAGTGAAATCACTTTTAAATAAGTACGAGCAAAGTATGCAGGTTCTTGCATACATTTTACATACTCTAATACTTCTTCTTTTGAAAATTGAGTTTCTACTCCGTCTCGTTTGACAGAGGGATTACCTAAGTAACCAAACTCGCTATTCTTGATCCTCTGCATCGATTATTCTATCTCTATCTTGTTTTAATAATCTTTGTAGTTCCGAGGTGGAACCTACAAATACATTATTATTTGTAATCTGTTTTCTTGCCTCTTCCTTTTCTTCATCTTCTTTAGCCAAATCTTTCTTTGACTTTTGAAGCGCCATTAATTTTTCTGTGGTGTCAGCAATGTCTTTTATAGACCTAGATAAAACTTCGAATGCTCTTGGGTGTTCGGATTCACGAGCAAGTTCTGCTAGAGAATCTAGGGAAAGTGTTCCTGTTTTAATCAAGTCACGATAAGTTTCCCTAGAGAATTCATAGTCATCTTTAATATCTTTTTTATCTTTATTAATAGATGGCTCTGCTTTCTTCACGGGCAAGTTTTTTTCGAGGTTACTCCTCATTTTATCTAATTTATCCATATTTAATCTACATCTGGATTATTATCAATAGTTACTGTTACCGTATGATTGCTTTCGGTATCAGTATTACCTACTGTAAAATCCATTTCTTCAAATCTGTTTGAATCGTTATTAGTTCCAAATTTTTCAAAATCAATGTTGATCTCTCTAATAAGACCAACATCACTTGTGGGTCCGTAAAACTTCATTTTCATAGTAAAGTCAAGCTGATATATGAGAACTCTTCTAGTTGCAAGGTCTCCTTCATAATCATCTTGTATAGTTACACCTTCAAGTATTACGGGCACATCTTGTTTAAAATCAAATCCTTCTACTGGCTTTATTGACACAGTATAATCTGGTTGAAAATATGGAATAATTTGTTCCATAATTTGTAAACCATCATCTTGATTCTTTGCCATAATATATAGAGACATACCAATATCATAAGATGTAAAATGTTTGATTGTCTTTTTCTTTGTAATATCACTACCATGTGTTTCTACTATAGTATTGAGCTTACTTAATTTTTGATTAGGGTCTAGTGCCAAGGTAGTTATCTCAAATGCCATTCTAGGCAGTTTAAGAGCAACTGATTGGTCAAATCCTGTTTCTTGATCTAGTCTAGCAAGAAATTTTTGTTTGGGGCCGTATGCAAGTGGAACCTTTACTATACCAGATGCAGAATTAGTGCCACTCTTTCTTACAATATTTAAATTATTAAAAAGTGTGCCGAAAACAGCAACTGACTTTCGCATTGTAGCATGATAGAAATGATTACCAAACATTATGATGGGTCTCCAAATGGATTTGATTCAGTGAAATCAATAAAATTATCTGCTTCTACTTCAAATGCAACATTTTGTGCAGATGGATCCTCAGGCATAAATGAATCATCACCATCATTTAATCCATAGATTTTAATAATCGTATTAGTATTATTTGATTCAGCACCATATAGTGTTTTAGTAGCAGATACAATAAACTCTTTATAATCATCACTACCCGTAACGCCGATATTTGATAATGATATCTGCCCTGCAATGTTTGATGTTTTTGTTACATCTTGTACTCTACCAAACACCTCAATTACTGTATTACCATCAGCAGATTCTTCAGCAGTTTGTAATACTTGAGTTACTATTTCGCCTTCTTTAAAGTGATTACCAGATGTAGTAGTATAATCCATAACTAGCTGATAAGCTTCATCACCAATTTTACGATCAATTTCATCTATTCCAGTATCAAAGTCCTCATCATTGTATTCAAACAGTGAGCAAGTAAGCTTATATACAGGTAAATTTGATAATTGATAAAATGGTTTATCATCTTCTACGAATGTAATCTCAAAGAAAGAATTTGTCATTGGCAAGAATAACAAGTCACCTTCTCTAGGCTTGGACATAGCTTCATATAAACCTACATTACCATTCCAAACCTTACGAGAAATAACAAAGTTAGCTTCATCTCTGACTTCAATACCAAACTTTTGATATAGGTCTCCAGCACCCTCAAAACCATCAACATTTTCAATGTATGCTTCCATTAAATAAGCATCATCAAAGCTTCCGGCCGGGTCTTCTCCTAAAATATTATCTCGGTTAACAAGAGTACGTGGTATATAATACACGTCTTGACCGAATATTTTAAGTGATTCTATAACTAAGTCTTCGTAAAGGTTTTGTTCCGACCTTACTGCCTGACTAAAATATACATTTCTAGGCATTTAATTACCCCATGTAAAAGTCAACTGGTTGTTCCCAATTCAGCCTAACTTCTTCTTCTAATTTTTGTAACTCTTCATTTGCATCATCAAATAGCTGTCTGCCATTAAATGTAACACCACCAGGCATTACCATTCCTTCGAATTTAATTAAGTTTGCACCCCATTGTTTTTTTAGTAATGCTGTACAATATTTCTTTAAATAGTAATCATTATACACATCTGTATATGTTTCAGGATCCAAAATTCTATAAGCTTCTACTACAATGTAATCATTAACTTTTACTTCTTTTGACCAATCCATGTCAATACGAAGTTGGTCTCTATGTCTATCAAATGAAACAAATTTATCAGAGGAATCAATTAACATATCTAGTGTAGAAAGATACTCTCTAGCCATTGAATATTCTAATAAAGAACCAAGATAACCCAATGAGAACATATCGTTTAAATGCATCTGATATTTAATATCAAACATACCAGAGGAAGTACCTGAAGCTCTAAGAGGCATTAATCTAATAACGTCTGTAACTAATTCTGG